AGAGCCATCACCGTTATAAGAAATACCCCCACCATAACCAATATCTTGACCAACATACAAATAACCAGTTCCTTGTGAGTTACCGAACGCTTCGAATCCAGCTTTATTATTATCGTTTGACATTACCCTTACAAAAGTGCTGTTAGGTTTAGTTACTGAACCAACATATAAAGGACCTCCTACACTACCTTGGTTTGTGATGTCTAAGCCACCAGCACTTACTAATGAAGTAGCTGTTAAATTAACTGATGTTACTGTTCCAGTTGATGGATTATAGTTAAGATTACCATCCATCTCAAGACCTACATTACCTGTAGAGGATGTTGCTCCTTCAACAAAAGTAATTAAGTTATTTTCGTTTGTACTTTCATTATCAGTTACTAAAACATGAGCAGAGTTTGTCGCATTTGTTACAGTGACACCAGCTATAACTGTGTTTAAAGCAGTCCCGTTTACAGTAATTGCATCTGCTTCTAAGGTACCATCTATGTCAGCATTACCAGATATATCTAACGAAACAGCATCAAGTTCACCTGCAACAGTTAAAACACCATCAGCTAAAGTCATTAAATCTGTGTCATCTGTATGACCAATGGTTGTACCATTAATTAATACATTATCTATATCTAATGATCCACCACTTATTAATCCTGTAGTTGTTATGGCTGAAGCTCCGTTATTAATAGCACCAAACCCTGAAGTTATAGTACCACCATTTAAAGCACCAACACTTGTTATGTTTGTTTGCGCTGCTGTTTGTAGTGTACCTGTGATGTTTGTAAATATTGCATTACCTGCAGTACCACTAAATACTTCACTATTGTTTGTAGCGTCTGGTATAAATGTAAAAGCACTAGCGCTATCATCCCAACCAAAGAACCCTATCTTAGCAGCAGATCCTGTGTGATATCTAAACTCAATACCCTTATCTTGTGTTGTTTCACTAACTGGTGCAGTATCACCACCAAGGGTAAATACCGGATCATCTATAGTTACAATTGTTGAGTTGACTGTTGTGGTTGTACCATTGACAGTGAGGTTACCGGTTATTGCTACTGCACCTGAAAACACTGCAAGTTTATTACTATCTAAAGTTAATACTAGTGATTCACTAGCGTTAGCGTCTGTAGTATAAAATTTTAATGAAGCACCGTTCTCTGAGGTTGTCCAAGCAGCATCGCATATAGCTTCTATCCTAGCACCTATTATAAGAGCAGAATCACTTTCAGCACCCTTGAATTCTATAACTCCAAGTCTACTACCACTTTGCATAGCAGCACCATCATTAGAGGTAAGTGTTAACTTACCCCCTTGAGTGGCACTATCATTTGTAGTGTTTGTAATAAATAATTCTCCCCAACCTAGGGTAGCGGTACCTATACCACCTTGACCTTCGGCTCTTGGGACTACGTGTTTTGTCCCCATATTAATCTTTAAGGATTAGTTTGTGCTTCTTTCCAAGTCTTGTATGCAGCTTTTACATCATCCGTCCAAGCGGCAGTTGCTATTGCTTGCACTTGCGCTGATTCACCTGAAATGTCTGTAGCTGTATGTGTCCAACTGTCATCATCTGCATCTTGAACTGAAGCACTGAATGGAACTAATACATGTCTATGAAAAGACCTTGTTAATTCAACATCATCTTCTTTAATAATTGTAGCTGTCCTTACTTGGACGTGCCAGTCACCAACTACTTCTATCTTATCTGCTTTTATTTCTTTTGTTATTGCCATTGTATTATTATTTATTTATTTGTCCGCACCCAGAACCTACTGGATGTATTTATTATGCTAAAACTTCATAAGTACCTGCTCCAACTACAAGTGTGTTTGAATCGTGAATATCATTAAATAAAAGACTATCATTACCTTGTGTAGTCTGTGCACCTCCGGGTGTATATTTTAGTTCTATAACAGTTGAATTATTGTTAAATCTAGCATGAATACCACCTCCATAATCTTTACTAGTAAGATTATTAACAAAACCGCAGTGCCCAGAATGAGGTTCACCAGATCCTTGAGTGTTAGTGTTTACTGCAAAAGGTAGACCATGTACATTAACCCCAGTAGCACCATTAACACTACCTTTATCTGTAACTTTAAAACCAAATGAAACATTAACAATTCTACCTATTTTAGTATAACGACCCGTTTCATTGGTGGATGTTACCGCAGTTCCATTGCCGTCTTTTATAACTGCAGTAAAAGTACCTTCTTCATAATCATCTAAAATTGAAGCGGTTCTATCAGTAGCACTACCTCCTAATCTTCCTGTATTTTCAGCAGTAAAATCAATACCTTTACCTGCTGTACCTATTACTAAGTTGCCTGTATTTACAGTTACATCACCCCCCGATGATATGTGTAAACTTCTACTATCAGTAACCGCTGCATTAGCTGATGTTCCTTGTGTTGTGGTATAAAAACCAAAATCACCATTAGTTAAACCTACTAACATAAAAGCACCATAACCTGCCTCTTTTACTTTCCATCCACCTTGGAAATATACATTAGATGCAAGGTATGCCCTTTTATCATATCCAAAAATTGACGCACCTCCATTTAAATCCAAAGAACCTGCTATTAAATTTTGAGGGAAAGGTGTTACTCCAATACCCACATTACCATCAGAACCCTGAACAAAAAAAGCATTTGTAAGATTATCTGATTCAACTCTAAAGTCAAGGTCTTTGCTGCTTTCATTAATAACTGTTTCAGTAGCATTCATTAAAATTCTTGAAACTGCACCACTACCAGCAAGAGTTGTAACTAATTCTAGACTTCCATCTTCTGTACTATCGGTAACATCTACAATCTTACTCTCTATTCCAGCCCAACGAACAGTTGTACCAGCAGAGTTTTTACCCTCAAATTCTACTAAACCAACAACATCTGAATCTGCTGGTGAGGCGGAGTTTCTAAACAATCTTAAATTAGGACCAGCATTAGCATCCGCATCAGTAGAGATAAGTGAAAGTGTATCTAAGTTATCTGCGGTACTGATTGTAGAAGCTGCATTACTAGTAAAGCCACCGTTAAATACTGTAGCTGCTGTAGTAGTTAATACACCTGTGACTAAAGCAGTAGTTGCCATATTTACAGCACCATCTATATCTACAATGTCTAGGTTAGTGGTACCGTTAACATCAATATCTCCCTCAAGATCTATAGACCCTCCAATAACTAAATTACCAGTTGTTGTAATTGCATCTATAAAACCAGTTGCCCAATACTTACTTGATGTACCTATTCCTCCTTCACTATCAGCATTAGGTACTATGTTTTTTGTTGCCATAATTTATTGTTTTTTTAAACTCATAATTTTAAATTGTTATGCTTGTTCGTATGTACCTGAGAAAAACATAAAGTTTGAGTTACCACTCATATTTAAATCTGAGACTAAGTAACGTATTGTTCTGCCTCCAGAGCCAGAGTATTTATAAATATTAATTACTGCACCACCACCTGCCACAGGTGAGGCTCTTGGCAACTGTGCAGGTGTGTTATAGGCAGAAGCGGTTTCGTGAGTCCGAAAAGTTACTTGCCCTGCCACAGCATCGCTAGTAAATGGCAGACCTGATATGTTAAGGTTTCCAGACAAACCCGAAGCATCTGAACTACCTCCTGTTCGTAAAGACCCAGAAATGTATATTAGCTTTCCGACTTTAACATAACTACCAGTTTGCCCAACAAGGTTTGTTATTGCATTGCCACTATCATCGGAATAAACAGGTATCCAATTACCTTCTTCATAATCATCTAAAGTACTACTAGCAACACCACCTCCACCACCTTCACTAACTGAATTACTAGTAAAATCAATACCTTTACCTGATGTACCTATTATTAAGTTACCTGTACTTACAGTTACATCACCACTATCTACAATCCTAAATTTAACATTAGGAGCATCATCACTCTCATTATGATCACTAACACTAAAATCTATAACATTACTTCCAGTTGTTGTTCCTGATGAACAAATTATAGCTGTTTGTCCATAAGTACTTACGGGATGAACTTGTGCTGAATTATAATAGTAATTGTTAGAAATATACAATGCATTAGAAAAATAACCTATTGTTGAAGCCATTCCAGAATGGCTGTTATTGCCTTCTATTTGAATACTTCTAGTAGTATTTCCTCCCGGATTCCCAATATTTAACAAGCTTGCTGGCGTACCACTAGTTGAAATACCCACGTTACCCACCGATGATATGGTAAGTTGTTTTGTAAAAGTACCTGAGTTATTTGTAAAAAATTGTAATTCTCCACTTCTAGCACTAATGTCTGTTGCCACTGTTTTTATAGATCCAAAATATGCTGAACTAGTACCAGAGTAATACCCACCCATATTAATTGCACCCATAACGTCATTATCAGCAGGGCTAGCTGAAAAATGAAGTAAATCCATTTGAGCACCACCTGCTCCTGCATTTGTACTTTCTACTCTTATGGCATCTCCAGTTCCATTTAAATGCAATAAAGTTGTAGGATCAACTCCTATACCTATTTTGCCAGAAACATTAAGTTTTCCATCAGTCAATGTCAACAAATCAGTATCACTAGTATGACCTATTGTTGTACCGTTTACTATAACATTATCTACTGTTAGTGTTGTAAGTGTACCTAAAGATGTGATACTCCCTTGTGCTGCAGTTGCAATAGTGCCTGTTATTGAGTCTATATGACCCTGTGCCCAAGATTTACTAGATGTCCCCAATTGACCCTCACCATCAGCATTAGGTACTATATTTTTTGTTGCCATGTTTTACTATTTTGGTGTTAAATCTCCGTTTGCATCTACGTTCCAATACCCTTCTTCACCGGGTGAAACTGCAGGTGTCATCTCTGTACTAGTTACATCCCATGAATCACTAAAGTCATAAGCAATACCATCTATTGGACTTAGATCACTACCTGTGATTTTCCATACGTAATCCTCTATTGCTGCTGCTACGGCTCCGGGAAATGTTGATAAACTTAATCCTAGCCCCGGCATTAATATCCAAAGTAACAGATTACACCACCACCAGTTGTATCAGCAGAAGGAGTCATTGTTGTCCATCTACCTACTATTGTAAGACCTTTAGGATATACAATACCATCAGCCTGATTACCACCTGCTCCATTATAGTTATCCAAGAAAACTAAACTTTGACTTGATGGAGTTATTTGAGCACTTAGCTGCAAAGAAGTTGTTGTATTTGCATAAGCGGTTACAAAAACACCTTGCTTATTAGGTCCGTTATATATTGGAATTGGAGTTTCAGAATCAACAGTTATTCCAGCATCTACAGTATCCCCTTGAGCAATAAGTAAAACGTACTGCCCAACTTTAATTTTAGTATCAGCAGACGCAATAGTTATATTTGCACCTGCAGCGTATGTACCATCGGTAGCGTTAACTTCTGTAACCCCATTATAGTTTATACTATCTCCAGCTTCTGTTGATACAAAGTTTGGTCCTGTTGTTTCTAACACCTCACTTCTTAATACCGTAGGGGTATTATCTGCTAAAAATTGAATAGCACTTATTACCATTCCTTGTGGTGGTACAATGGGTTTTGCTGTGTTAGAGGAAACACTACCCAACTGTCCAAAATTATATGCTGTTGCACTTGAATTTATACTCATTTTATTTTTGTTTTATTTTTTATTTGTTTAAGCTAAATCCACCTAAATTAAAATTACCGTTAACTATATCATTACCTGTTGACTCAAAGTTTTTAGGTGGTTTCTCGTTTTTTCTTTGATCAATTAATTCAGATTGTTGAGATGCTTGTATTTTTGTTCTTTTATCTTTACGATCTTCCTTTTCTTCTTCTCTACTTCTTACCCCAGAAGTTTCTAATTGTTTGAGTTGTAAGTTATACTGAAACTCCAATTGCATAAGTTCTTTTTTAGCAAAAACTTCTTGTTGCATTTTTTGAGATTCTAACTGAGATTTTAATTGTTCTAGTTGAGAATTAATCTGAACCATTGACTGCTGCTTTTGAACTTCTGCTTGTGCAGCTACTTGTTGAGCTTGTGCATTAGCTTGTGCTTGTGCTTGAATATTTTGTTGCTGCATCAACTGATCTCTTTCTATTTTCTTCTTCCTTCTTATCTTGAGTAGTTGATTTGCAAGCTTAACGTTTTTAATTTGTCTTAAATCTATAGCGTCTTCTAAATCTATACCTTTCTGAGCAACTGCTACTTGTATGTTATTTTCAAGCAACTGTTTTTCTTCTTCATCAGGCTCTAGTTCTATAAATATTCCAAAGTCATGTATATGAAGATTGTTTAATTCTTCAAGTGTAGCCACATTATGTACACCAATGCTTTGTATGAAAGCTTCTCTTGTAGGGGAGTATTCTATTATATCAGATATTCTAAGTGATAAGCACTCTGCTGTTTCAGCTGTTAGGAATAAACCAGACTGTAATATATGTCTAGTTGCTGTGTTAGAATTTGCTGCTGCAAGTTTTTGTACACCCACTAAAGCATTCTTGTCTGGCATGCTACCATCTCTAGCTTCATTCAAACCAGTTACATCTCTTATCATCTGTAGATAGTAGTTGTAGTTTTGAATTAAACTTTGCATTTTGGCTCCACCGTTACCACTAGTAATTTCTTGAATGGGTACTTTACCCGGATTCATATCTCCTTCAGAAGTTAGGGATCTACCTATAACACTACCAGTCTGAAAGAACATGTTTAATGCTTCTTGAGGATTGTAATTTGTACCGTTACCAAGATCAACTTCGGCTATACCATCAGCATCTAGATACACCCCGTCAGGGATCATTCTAGACATCACCTGTTGAAGTTTAAGGTGAGTAAGCTGTATCATGTCAGCAAAACCAGTTATCCTCCCTACAAGAGATTCTATGCGTCCTCTGTACATCCTTGGTGCAACTATAGAGTAGTTCATTTTAACCTTAGTGTTATCACTTTTAGGTCGCATCATATTTGTTGCCATCTCCCACTTAAGAAGCTTCTTAGTACCTAATACTAAAACACCTTCATACAGCACCTCTACTGATCTAGATATTTTTTCAAACTTATCATCTAAAAGCTCTACTGGAGGATTAAAAGAATCATCTTTAACTAATACTTTAGCAGCACCGGTTGAAGTTTCTTTTATCTTATAAACCTCATTCATGTAGGTTTTATAATTAAAGTAAAGAACATCTATTTGATTGTTGTCGTGTCTATCGTATATAGCTCTGTTGTTGGGGATTGAAGATATAGCTGGTTGACGTTCTATTTCTTCTAAATCTTCTTGAGTAAGATTGGGGAAGGATTTTTTTAATTCGTTTATTGGAATTGTCTTTATTTCACCAGCATAATAGATATCTTCAAAATAAGGAGATTCTGTATACGAATATACTAAATTAGCAGGATCAACGTATTCTATTTTTACACCTTCCGATGTACTGAAAGTGTTTTTAACACAACCAATACCTAATACAGTTAGATCGTAATAAAACCTTTTCTTTGTTAATTCATATTTATTAGTATCAAACAAAACAGCTATAGCTTGTTCTTCGGCTATCTCTATTGCTTGCTTGTAAGTTAGCTGCATGTGTAATGCTAACTCTTCTTCAGAGTCTGGTAATTTTTCTTCAGGAGTATTAGCTATGTCAACACCAAACGCTTGTTTAGTGAAAGCATTTAACTCTTTAGTTCTCATGTCAGCTAATAAGTCTTCCATGTACTCTGTTCTCTTACTTATTCCGTAAGGATCTTGAGAATGTGCTTTTACATCGTAGGTTCTTTCTGCAATACCATTAACAACAATATCTACAAACTTACCTATGATGGGTATTGGCTTCCAATCTAAATTAAGATAGGACAAGTCTCCGTTTATAGAAAGCTCATCCTTATATTTTTGAACAGATTGCTCTCCTCTAGCGTATAGTCTTAATCTATGAAAATTATCAAAGTTATTTTTAAATCTATGAGATCCCCTGTCACCATAGAACCATTCTCTTTCTACGGCTTTAGCAACTTTAAGTCCATACTCAGAACTCATCTTTTCGAGATCACTGGCTACTTGACTAGGGAAATAACTTTTATTAATTGAATCAGCCATATTGTTCTTTAATTATTTTAGATGCCATACCTTTATTTTGATACTTAGCTATACTAATATTTACTTTTTGTTTTTGGAGATCTGCTCTTGGACTGTAAAGATGTCTGTTACATGCCATAATAGCTAACCCACTACTAATTGAAGCATCAAATTTAGTTCTGTTATTTATATCAAATTTAGACCAATCATTTAATGTTTTATTAAAATATATGCTACCATAATTACCATCTTGAAGTGATCCAACATGACCTTGTATATACATTTCAATAGCAGCAGCATGTGCTTGCTTTATATCTTCACTTGAGTTTGGTATACCGCCTATCTCTTTTTCTGTTGTTGATAGTTTGTTCCAAATCTTATCAGGTCTATTCATTGAGTAACCTCTGTACCCCCTTCTTTTTAAATAATAAAGAAGT